CGGGCTGCCGCTCTTCGAGACCGCCGAGACCTACGAACTCGATTTCACCAACGGCGTGACCACTGTCACCAAGACGGTGACGGGAGCAACCTACTCGTTCACCTACACGAGCAGCGCCCAGACCACCGACTTTGGCGCCCCGCTGGCGAGCGGGAGCGGCAACGTTTTCCAGAAAAACGCCGAGCACGGCCGCTCGATCGGCTGCGCCTTTTCGTGGTGAGGTAACGATGTCCGACAGCGGCTCAACCTATCTGCTCGACCAGCTTGCCACCGCGCAACGCCAGGCGGAGGTCGTCGTCAACGAGCTCTCTGATGCGCTCTCGCCAGCAGGCTTTCTCGGGCGGCGCGCCTCGACCTCGAGCGGGCTCACCTGGGGTTACTACGGCGGGCGCTACGGCGGCAACACCTACGCCCACGCCACGCACGTGCTCGCTGCGAGCACGACCTACTACCAGACCATTCCGCGTTTTGGCACCGGCGGTCCGACGGTGGAGACCACGCAGACCAAATGGAACGACATCGCCCACTACGCGCGCGGCTACCGGATCGTCACCGGCGCGAGCGCGGTCACCTCCTATGAGGATCACCGATGCGGACCGTATGGTGTCCTGTGGGCGCGCGAGCCTGCGGTCTACACGACCGCGGTGGGCAACGTCGGCACCGGCGAGGACAACCTCATCACGCATACGGTCGAGGCGGGTGTGCTCTCCGCCGGCAAGGGCATCGCGATAACCGCCTGGGGCACGAGCGCCAACACCGCCAACGCGAAGACGCTGCGACTCTATTTCGGCACGGTGGCGATTCTGGCTACGGCGCTCACGGTGAGCCAGGCGGGGGCGTGGCGAATCCAGGCGGAAGTCATCTCGACCGGGACGGATGCGCAGGACTACGTCGCGCAACTGATGCAGGGCGGCACGACCACGCTCATCTATGTCGCAGTGGGCGCGCTCACGCAGGACGACGGCGCGACGATCAGCGTCAAGTGCACGGGGGAAGCGACCGCGAACGACGACGTGAGGCAGGAAGGGCTGATCGTCCGTTATTTCGGTTGACATAAGGGAGAATGGCATGGACGAAAACAACGAGAAGACGAACGGCAACGGGTTCCACCTTAAAACGCGCTGGGGCGTGATCAACGCCAAGCGCGGCTCCGAGGTGATCGCGATCATCTCGCTGTTGATGCTGGCCGGCGCGGGCTTCGGAATGTTTCAGGCTGCGTTTGCCTTGTCGGATGCCATGCGCTCGATCGTGAAAGAGCAGCGCAGAATGTCGTGCATCATGTCTGTCGCTCATGAAGAGCGGGAAGCGCAGTGGTCGAATCCGAACAGTCACTGCAACCGGGATGCGGAGAGAACATGAACACACGATGGGTACTGACCGCAGTGATTTCCTTCCTTCTGGCCGTGCTGATGATCGCGTGGGTGACGATCGCGCAGTCAGCCGAGCCGGTCGATCTCATCGAAACGCGCTGCTGCGTCCAGCCCGAGCGCGACAAGGACGGGAAGATCAAGCGCAGCCGATCGGTCGTGGCCGCGTTCCGTGCGCGCTACGCCTGCCCGTCTACCGGACGGCACGAGGGCGCGTGTCCGGGATGGTCTGTGGACCACGTAATTCCGCTTACGTGTGGCGGGCTCGATAGCGTGAGCAACATGCAGTATCTACCCAACGCGATCAAGAGCGGGCCGGGCACGCTGCCGAAGGACCGCTGGGAACGCCGGGTGTATTGCCATGGCAGCGCTCGGTAAAAAACTGCGCACGCGAGAGGGCGGCCGCGTGGCGTTTTGGTGTCCTGGCTGCAACATGGCGCATAGCGTGCGCGTATATGAAGGCGCGGGCGACGAGTGGACTTTCAATGGCGATGGTGACGCGCCGACGTTCACGCCTAGTGTGCTGGTGCGCTACCCGCATTTCGTTCCGCCGGTCACACCGGAAAACTTCGAAGAATATAAACGGAATCCGTGGCCACAAACTCGCGTAGAAAGCATTTGCCATTCATTCGTGACCGCCGGCCGCATCCAGTTCCTGAACGACTGCACGCACGCGCTCGCTGGCCAAACCGTTTCACTGCCGGATTTCCCGTGAGCGCCTTACCCTACGTCGCGAAGATCGTGATCCCGGCGGCCTTCGCGATGCTGCCATTCGAGATGCGCCGCCCAGAAGCGAAGGGCATGCTTCTCGCGATCGGCCTGCAGGAGTCGCGCTTCCTCTATCGCAAGCAAATACGCGGGCCGGCTCGCGGCTTCTGGCAGTTTGAGGAAAACGGCGGCGTCCGGGGCGTGCTCAATCACGCCGTCACCAAGCCGCTGATCACGGATGTTCTGGCGCGACTGCAGTATTCCGCGCTGATCGATACGAGCTATGAGGCGATCGCGCACAACGATGTACTCGCGTGCTGTTATGCGCGTCTGCTGCTCTATACGCATCCCGAGGCGCTGCCCGGAGTCGGCGAGCAGGAGCGTGCGTGGGATTACTACCTCGCGACATGGCGACCCGGAAAACCTCATCCCGAGACGTGGGCCGAATGCTGGCAACGTGCTGGCGAGGAATTGCAGCGCGTATGAAACCGCGCATCGCCTACCGCGAGGGCTACAAATACCAGCTCGCCGAGGACTACTCGGTGCAGCTCGACTTCGCGCCGCCCGCTGATATCGCAACTGACTTCATCCGCTTCAATCGTCTCGGCGTGCTCACGATCCTCATGGGCTACGCATGGGACGGGCCATCATGGCTGACGATCGACACGAAATCGAGCATGCGCGCGAGTTTGATCCACGACGCGCTTTACCAATTGCTGCAAGACAGGAAGCTCCCGCCGAGCCGCCGCAAGGATGCCGATGAGGTGCTGCAAAAAATCGGCCTGGAGGATGGCATGTTCCGCTGGCGCATCTCAGCTTGGTACAGAGCTGTCCGTCTGGGCGCCGGTCCCGCTGCCGATCCCGTCAACCGCAAGACAGTGATAACCGCGCCATGAAAACGCTCACCGTTGCTGCCGTGCCGATTGTGAACGACCGTCCGGCGCGACTCTTCACCTTCCTGATGGCGCTCTCGGCGCTCTCGCGCGAGCACGGCGTCATCATCGTCAACGGCGATCTGGAATTCAAGGACGGCGCCCAAGGGACCTACAAGCTCAATCCGAACAATACCGGCCCGGAATTCGCATGGGCGCCTGAATGATGCCGCGCATCGGCAAAGGCGAGGATGGCCGGCCGACTGCAACCTGTGCGCAGACTCAACCAGAGGGCAGGACGTCGCCCTGTTCTGCCGGCTGGACATGGTTACCGGCATGAACCACGTCATCCTGCGCGCTCACGCTTCCCACCTTGACCCGCAACAGACCGGCGCGGACGAGATCCTGCGGAACCTCTCGGCGCTCAACCGGAGGATGGAGCGGGCGGCTTAAACGCGCTAGGACGCATCGGGGGCGGTTCTGGCTATATCGCCATGTCCGACCGGCCGGGAACGCAGCGGCGGGGCGGTCTGGCAAATCCGGTGGGCATTATTCGGGCATCCATACCGCGCTTTTCGGCATCCATCGCGGTCCTTGCAAGGGGAAGCGCGATTGCAGCGGGTAGCGCGAAAGCACTTTTAATCCGTTGGTCGGGAGTTCGAATCTCCCACCGCCTACCATAGCTTTATCAATCACTTACGCCGCTTTCCGGGCGTTATTCTTGCCCTTCCTGTGGGCATTTTTCTGCACTTTCCTCCCTACTTTCAGCATGATATGGCGGGTGCGCTCTGGGTATAGGTGCGCATACCGGCGGGCGCTCGCCACGCTCTGATGGTGCAGCGCCGCCTGCACATCGGCCAGGGTGCCGCCGTTGCTCACGATTTCGGACGCGAGGGAATGCCGTAGGTCGTGCATTCGAAGTTTCGGAAGGCCGGCTTTCTTGCGCGCCTTTTCGAACTCGGCATAGTAGTCTCGCCAGTGCCGTTTGAATGGTAAGAGCTTCAGGCACGCCTTGACCTCGGGATGGACCGGCACCATGCGCGGCGTCCCGTTCTTCGTCTCGCCCACGTACAGCCATACCTGGCGCCCGTTTCTGCGGATATCCCCCTTCGTCCTTGGCAGCAGCTCCGAGATCCATCGCAAGCCGGTGTAGAAGGCGAGCTTGGCGATCGCCGCGGCTTCCCGGTCGCTGAACGAATTGAGCAGCTTATTCAACTGCGGCACCTTGATGTAGGTCTCTCGGCTTGGGCCGGCGCTCGGGATCACCATGCGGGCGGTCGGATCGAATTCCGTGATGGCGTGATGCTTCCACGCGTACCGGCACGCGGCTTTCAGGTAGGCGAGGCGGTTGCGTATCGTGGCGGGACTGAGGGCGCCGCGCTGCTCGAGTTCGTATTGCAGGGCGATATCAGGGAGCGCAGATAAGGGCTGTCCGCTGTAGTAGTCGAGTAGGGCAGCCAGGTGACGCTCGGCCTTGTGGCCGGCGCGGTGGACTCGAAGCCGGTTGGCGCGGTAGAAATCGACAGCCTCATCAATCAACGGGTCGCGTTGCTCGATACCAGTCGCAAGGGCGTAGAGGCGCGCTGTTTCCTGGCGGTCGAAGGTTTCAGCGCGGGGACGGTTCCAGCCGGCCGGTAAGAGCTTGGAGGCGCGGTATCTTTTGCCCCTGATTTTGCGGTTGAAGGTGAAGCGCCAGCGTTCTTTCCCCTTGTCGTAGTAGACCGGCATTTTGTTTTGAACTCCTCCAGGTCCGCGATTGCCCACCTACCGCATCGCGGGCGGTAACGATAGCATGGAATCCCGAAATCGTAGAACGTGCGCAGCGGCACGCCGAGATAGTCAGCGGCTTGCTTCGCAGTGAGCATGTCCAGGCTCATCGCCCCTCGGCCTCAAACATGTCCGCCTTCGCCTTGCCGGCCCGACGCGTGGCGTAGGCATTTCGCTGGTGGTGGTCGTGGTCGTAGCGCAGATGGCAGCGCTGGCAGAGTGCCTTCAGGTTGTCGTCTGCGCTGTTCTCTGGCTTGTGATCAAGATGTGCGATCGTCAATACGATGCGGATGATTCTGCATTCTTCGCCAACGTAGTGGCGCTTGCCGTCTACCACACCGACCTCGTAGCCGCAATAGGCCCGCGTTCCAGGTTTCGGCCATTCAAGACGCAGCGCTCTTTCTCCCAGCGGGAACGCCGGCAGCCATATCCCGTCCCTGGTGCGACCGCCGAGCGCGTAATTCTCCACGCCGCACCATTCGCACTTGTCACCGGCTCTCCGAAGTATGCGCGCGCGAATGTCGTTCCAGTCCTTCGGATACCGCTTCGCGTTTTCAGGCTTGATCGGCAACCCCGCTACCTCCCTGGTGTGCCCGGACTGGCTGCGTAATACGGCCCGCATGGACAGGTATGGACAAATGGAGCGTTGCCTCTGCCGCATTTCGGGCACTGCCAGCCCATCTGATGAGGGTATAACGGCCGCATCGGCGCGGTCAGCGGACAGTCTGGACACTGGCCGGTATGGAGCACTCCGCAGCATTGAGTTCTCATGGCTTACTCTCGGCCTCGCGGTCGATTAAATTGGCGAGCCCTGTGACCCGTGATCCTCCGGCCACTCCGATGGATCGGCGCCAGCGCCGGGACAAATCTCGTTCTTCAAATCCTCAATCTCTGCGCGGGTCAGCTTCGCATCACTTGGACCGGAGAGGGCGGCTAACGCAAGGTCGCAAAGCTGACACCATTCCTCCGACGTTATGAATCTCCTCAAATCAGGGTCATCAACGCAACACACTTTCCAAGCTTCTATCCGCTCGCGTGTCAGTTCTTCCGCATCCTGATAATTTAGTGGCAATCCGGTAGGGGCGGTCATGACGTTGGTAACAGGCAGCACGATGCCCCCCGCGTGCGGCAACCTGCGTTTTTCCATCTGCGTGTCCGTCCTGTCTGGAGTCATTACGGGCTTTCAGACTCGGCTAGTTCTTGCTGCACCACGGCAGATTTGTAGCAACTCGCCCCGCAGAGCGGCATGAAGCCATCGCCGTCCATGACTATTTGATCTTTGTTGTGCCCGCCTTTTGGCGGGTGCCCTTCCCACGACCACGTAAAGCCTTTGGCGAGAACTTCCTGCGATAGCCGGTCTATGCGCTCGCCGAATGACGGATCGACCTTGCGCCACCGCTCAAGCTCGCCGGGTTGTGCATACGCGCCGCAGCCGCATTCCCCGCTCATGCCGAGTTCCCTAGTTACGGGATTGATCGGCAGCTTATGCTTGGCTATGTACTGGTCGCGTTCGGCTTTGGACGACCAATAGAACGGGTTTACCCACAACTGCGAGCCGTTGGTGTTTATCTCGCGGCCAGCGTAGCGCATCCGGCGCACGCTGTCGGCATGCTGAACTCCGCTTAACAGCATGACCTTGGAGCGGCGCGGGCGGCCTTTCTTGGCCTTCCTAAGCAATGCTCTGATCGCCCGCTCTTTGAGGCAGGAATACATGAAGGTGTGACTATCCGGGCCGGGGAATCCGTAAATGCGACAGATGGCGTCATAGTCCTGCCCGCAATCCATGGCGCGCATTTCGTTGAGCGGCCAGCCGAATCGCTTGCAGGTTTCGCGGACATGAACGCGCGTACGCTCAACTCCGATTCCGGTATTGACGTGGAATACTTCGCATCCGGGGATATTGGTCATCGACCAATGGGTGACGCGGAGCGAGTCATTGCCGCCGGAATATCCGACATAGATTGCGACTGGCTTGTAACGCTCAATCGCTTCATCAACGATCTCGCGCGGCCCCGGCTTATCGTTCACCGCACCACCACGCTTAGAAGCCCGTACCGCGCCGGACTAGCGCACAGCCGAATAAGCATCACGTCTTTCCTCCGAGCGGGTGAGAGAGGGCGGCTGCGGCTTCCTCGTGAAGTTTTGCGTCGATCACCATGCACCTGATTGGGAATACACCGATGCTCACTGCAATCTCGTCCAGATCACGGATAGCCTTAGCGCGGTCGAGCAACCGCTTCGCCAGTTCGCTCATCGGGTCAGTCCAGTCCGGTTTCTGCCGGTGCGGTTCGGAAGATTTCAGCGATACGCTCGAATGCCTGCGCCATTTCCTCGCGGCGGGTTTGCGACTTCGGAAGCCAGAACGTGACCGCGCTCCGGTCGTCGTCCCTCGGCGGGTGGTGCAGCATCGGAGATGAGTGCAGCATTAACTGTGCTGCGTGGTAAGTGATGCCGGTATTGCTTTCCTTCGCCACCAGATGCACTTCGCCGGTCAACTCTTGGCTATACACGTTGATTCTCATGTCCTCTCCCCGGCACGCAGGGCCGTTCCAGCCAGCGGGCAGTCAAACGGAAAATTGTCCTCTAGCTCGCGCACTCGATCCGTCAACTCCTGCCCCGCTCGGCGTTCGGCCTCGTAAGCGGCGCGGAGTGCGTCGATGTAGTCTCGTATAACAGAGCAAGCGTGTCCGCCTTCATGCTTCAAGCACGCAGGCTCCTCCGGCAATCCGGTCGCTTCGGTCATGACTGCTTCCTTTTCACGATCTGCGCGAATGTCTGAACGTAGTGGACGCTATCCTGCGAGTCGATAACCCAACAATCTCCCGTCGCGCATGGAATAGCGATGACCGCACCCTGGTATTCCGTGCAGGCGTGTTGGAACTGAGCCATGCAGGGGCAGTCGTGGGCGAGATTCAAGAGACGGCGATTGCGGTAGGTCATACCTGCGCCCTGGCGTTCGAGCTTTGCGTGCGCCACGCCTCGATAAGCGCGAGCTTCGCTTCCCGTAGGAACCTTTCTTTTTCGTCTCTGAACACCGCGTCTCTCATGGCCTTCAGGTGATCCTTGTAGCGCGGATCGTCGTATGCCTCCCGCTCCTGCGCGCCAATCGTCTCCCCGATATGTTCTTTCTGGAGCTGCGCCTTGAGCGATTTTCTGTATTCCTCAAGATAGATGCGCTCGGCTCTTGCCTTGGCCGCTTTCTCTGCGGAGTCCTGCAGATAGTCCAAAGCGTCATCTATTTCCTTTTCTGAAATCATGCGGCCCGCTTCTTGAGTTCTTTGTCATGCTCGTAAGCCGCTCTGAACAGCTTGAATTGCTCCCATGCCGTATCCAGATTACCGAAACTCCGATGCTCGAAGTCAGGATAGTCCTTGCTAAACCTTAGTAGGTGGTAACCCTTCGGGGCCGCGCAGCCTAACGGTTGCCACGTATCCATTCTTACCCCATGTTCGATCAGATGCCCGTAGGCGGCCAACTGAATCAGGTAGTCGCAGTACACCCCGTTAGATGTTTTCCAATCGAGCAGCACAATCTCGCCGTCGATTTCTCCTATTGCATCAGGCGTTCCGCCAAAGCGGTATTCGGGAGACACGAGTTGGATTTCCTGATACTTGGACAGCATCTTGACCTTGGTTTGTTTTTCCCATTTAACAAACTGAGCGTAAGCATTCCGTGCTTTGTCTTTCATGTCGTCGTCGCCGTCGGCGCCGGTTAGCGCAGTCTCCGGGTCGGCGCCGTTGATGTGGTGCTCCACCATTGCGTGAGCCAGTGTTCCGATGTCAGCGGCTTTCTCCGCTTGCTCGTAAAGCGTCCTGGCGCCGGATTGCCCTTGCTTGAACGCCCATTGCAGAAGCCCTCCGGAGTCCTTGAACCGCCCGCAAACGGTCGTGGTGCCGGGGATCTTCGAGCCGTCCTGAAGGTGATACCCCTTGCTCGGCGTGGGCATCAGACCGTCCTCCAGAGCGTCCGGTAAGGCTGATCAAATGGGATGTCGTCGTCCATGTCTGCGAACGAATCCCGGCGTTGCTCTTTGCCGGGAGGGGCCTTGATCTGCCCTGTCATCACCTTGTATTCTCCGGATTCCTTGATCTGCTCTTTCGTCTTTTCCGTGAGGCTGTCGAATACCGCCTGATCGAACGCCTGCAACGAAAAGACGACCGGAGGATTGACCGGCTCGGGGCAGGTCATATCTTCCGGCAACGGTCCGATCGCGGAGATATTGGCAAAGACATTCCCGTTGTCGCCCTCGTCGTGTGTGATGTTGACAAAAGCGGTGCGCCCGATCAGTTTGGCGGTGTCAAAGCCTCCGGCCTTGTTCAATTCTCCGGTGGAGAACTTCTTGCCGTACCACGCTTCCAAGTCCTGACGCAGTCGTGACTTCTCGTGGTGCGATAGCGTGTAGCGCTTGTAGATGGCGAAGGGCTTCCCGTCTTGGCGCTTGGCTTTCGGGAGTTCAAACCCGATGCGCACGAGATGGGTTTCCTTATCCCACTTCGCATCAAAATGAGTGCCGAGGTCGATCACGGCAAAACATCTCGCAACCTGCCAGCCTGCGGGGGCCGGTTCAAAGGTGTTCTCACTACTGGTGGGTGTTCTTAGCGTTACGCTCATCATCACTCCAATAACAGGAAAGCCCGAGTTCTCCGGCCAGAACCCGAGCATCGTTTGCGTCGGACAGACCGCTGGCGACGCGCCTTAAAATCGAATCCAGTAGAGCGAAGCGTTCCGCCTCAAGCTCTGCCTGCTGCTGAAAATCAGCTCCGCCCATGACGCTCTCTTTTCAACGGCTGAACCTTCCGATCATTCGCGGCCTGCTTTTCCTGCAAAGCCTGCTGCTCACGGCGGACGCGGGCGAAGGTGCGCCTCAAGTCCGTGTGCTCGCTTTTCACGTAGCGGAAACTGCGGTCTAAAATCGATTTCATGCGATGAGCCCTCTTAATTGCGGCGCGTCTCGTAATAGCGCTCTGACTCGCTTTCGCTCTTCACCTGTGCCGCGAATGTCGCGCATGACAAGGCCGGACTCCGCACACTCTGCTGCCGACAATCTGCGCCGGACGTGATAAGCCATGCTGCCGACCTCATGCCATTCCCCGAGCGCGGCATCGCCTACGCCTGCCAATGCCTTAATAGCTTGCTCTTTGGCGAGCGCCATGTTGCCGCTGTAGGTTCTGATACTCGCGTGCCAGACCGGCCCGCCGAATCCCATTTCCATTCACTCGTATCCTGAATTGATGGTGAGCACGAGCGAGCCGTAAATTTCGGCGTGCGCGAATCGCGGGTGCGCCGTTTCCTCTGCGAGATAGCAGGGAAATCTAAGCGCTGTGCGCTGATGCTCGTTCACTTCTCCAACTCCCGCGCCGCCTGCAGCGCACGCCCCAAGTGCTCAATGGCCCCTAGGATTTCGTGCGCCGATGTGCCGGGGTAGCGTGCGGCTTCCAGACACAGCGATGCGGCTTCAACGCATTCGCTCTTGACCGTCTGGCGCAGCTTCTCGCGATCCGCGCCGGCTTTCTGATACTCGGTTGCGAATCCGGGCAGGATTCGGTCCATTGCTTGCATCAGTGGCGTGTGCATGTCCATGTTCATTCGCTCGTCGGTTGTGTAGAGTCGTTACGGGCAGTGGATGGCGGTGGCTCCGACAGCTTGAACGCGAGCCGGTAGCCGGGGTAGTAATCTTCGATGTGCTTCTGTAGGCGCTCAGTGATCCGGCAATCGCGTTGCTTCACTACCAGCGTTCCGTAGTGGTTGCTGCCGTCCGCTTCTCGGTAGAACGGATTGGCGCTCGCCTCGACGATCAGCATGACGGCTGGATGGTCTGCATGGCCTTGCTCTGGCGGACAGGTAACGGCAATTACGTAGTCGCCTTCAATGTGAAGGTCGCAAGAGAACACGCGCTCATACGCCTCATCGAATAACAGCCCGCCAGTTTTCAGGCAATAGCTCATGGCGTCATCCGCCCCGGATGGTCGCGCAACATGTCCGCTTCCTCTCCGGGCTTGTATTCGAGCGAGAGCAAGCGCTGTATTTGATCCTCGATGTTGTTTGCTTTCGCCTGCGCCTCAGCAAGAATCTCCTGCTTTTTCTTCCGCAGAGTATCGATTCGCCCCGGAATCGGATCGAAGTCGTCCGGCACGTCCACTTCAAGCTCATGCACGCCGACCAGCGCGTGCTCCAGGCTTACGGACGACACGTCGGACGGCCAGAATGCGAATTGGGGCGCGTCTTGCCATTCATTTTGCGTGCACATCAAATACGCCTTAACTTTGACTTTCATCACCATCCTCCTATGCGTAATCACGATTCAAATGTTTCGCCCGCCGCTCAACCCGCTCGCCCTCGCGCTCGCACGCGTACGCGACGAGGCCGACGAGTGCGATGACGGTCAGGAGTAGGATCTCGCTCAAGGCGTGCTCCAAAAAACCGGGTCCGGCCATTCGCGATGATCCATCCGATTGCTCAACCGTTCCTCGCACCGGCCGCATAGTTGCCCGCGCGTCTCGACCAGCGCATCGCAGCGATGGTCGCCGCACGGATACAGCGGTGCGTCAGTCCGCTCGGTCGCGCATTCGGGGCAGGAGCAGGCGAGGGCGGTGATGGGAAAGGTCATGCGGCCGCCGGGCACAGGAGCGTTACTACGTCCTTGATGCGCGGTTCCTTGTCGAGCGCTTCCTGCTCACGCGGCGAGCAAACGAAACGCGGCAGCATTTGCCCGCTGGTGGACTTCGGGCCGTGAATCCAGAATTCCGAGTCGTAGCAGATGCCGACATCGCGCACGCATTCGCGCGCCGAGTTCCGCCATTTGATCGTCACGCGGGAACGGTGTAGCGCGACAACCTGCGCCACGCTGATGCTGCCCTGATTCCCGATGTAGCACCGATCACCTACCGCAATGCCTGTTGTCGCCATCACCCCATCCCCACGTTTGAGTTCGTGGGGCCTATTATCCACGTTCGTTGATGCTTGTCAACAGTCGTTGATAAATGAGGCGTGGCAGGGTAGCATTCCCCTGCCCGGTGTCGGGTTTCAGGGAGTCAGGGTATGGACAGGCGGAAGCTACTGGCGGGGATCGGGGCGGCTATGACGGGCGCCATGGCGCCCGGTGTGGCGAGGGCGGCGCTACCCCATCAGGGGCCGCGCACCGTGCAGCTCAATGGCGACCTGGACGGATTGCGAGAAGCGTTTGCGGCCTTTCGGGCCGCCATCGGGGATTCACTTGAACGAGCGCGAAAAGCGCAAGATTTCCTGTTCGAGGGCGGCAATTGCCTTGCGCTCGGCCTCATCGAGATTCGCGGTATCCCCGCAGCCCGGGCAGGTAGCATGACCGTTCGCTTTGAGGTTTCGGATCGATTCCGAGAATTTACGGCCGCACTTGCCGCAGGCGCATTCGATGGGAAAGTCGCCTAGCTCGTTCGCGAGGTTCGGGTTGGGCGTGAATTTGATCATGGGTGTCCTGTAGTCACACCGGCCGGCGGGTCAGTCCTGCCAGCCGATCATCGCTTGAACATCTCGCCGAGCGCCTTGCCGGCTGAGTAAGCTCCGGCGCTGGCCTGGCGCTTCGGCGGCGCCTCAATCGCGGAGCCGCAGTGTTTGCACTTCACGGCCTCCTTCCGTATTTGTTCCGCGCAGAACGGGCATTTGCGCAGCTCATCCTTGTCCGGCGCGTCCGCAGGCGGGTGCGCCGCCGTGACCGCGAGATAGATGATGTGCAGCGGGATCGTGACCCAGAGCGCGGCCATGAAGAACACCACGGCGGCGAGATGCAGTAGCAGGAATAGGATGTGGCCCATCGTTCATCTCCTCTCAACGATCAGCGGTCGTGAGTCCCTATCTCCTCGGAAACGGCACCCCAACGGACGGTATTCTTTTCATCTGCTCGACGGTGTGCCAGCCGTTCGATATCCAGTCGGTTAGCCACGTTGTGGCCATTTCCTTGTCGATTTTTTCGAGTTCGTCGTAGAGATCAAGCGCGCGTATCCGGCCCGGATCGAGTTTCCTGCCGGGCGTCATGTCGGAGCTGTCGCCCATCAGCCAGCGAGCACTCACCTTGAGCCTGTCCGAGATTTTGAATACGTCCGACGCCGCGATATTGGGGACCGGCTCCGAGAGCCATTTGTGCGCGAGCTGCGGACTTACCTGAAGGCGCTTCGCCAGCCTGGCCGGCGTGTCAATGCCCTCCTTGGTCATCGCCATGAACAGGTTTTTATTGAAGATGGTCGGCCCGACCTTGAACTTTCTTTCCTCTGGCATGGGGCAATTATCAACAAATATTGCTCCACACCCGTTGACAGTGATATCAACGATCATTTATAAAGACGCCATGAACGTCGAACAGCTCACCAAGCACTACGGGACTCAAGCCGCCGCCGCTGAGGCGATCGACATCACGCCGCAGGCCGTCAGCAAGTGGAAGGATCTCGGTGCCATCCCTATCGAGTATCAAATCAAGTGGGAAGTCGATAGCGGCGGCGCCCTGAAAGCCGACCTGCCCGACGAGATACGCAACCCAAAGCCCCATGAGGCAGTGCAATGATTTCGCCCGTTACCCCTTCGGGCATCCCCGGCCCGCTCTCTCCCCTTACGAGCCGGGGCATCTTCTACCGCGTCAAGAGCCAGACGATCGCGACTTCGATCACGGCGGCGGTTATGACGGTGGCTTCGAGCATGACGGCATCATCTCCCGTTTTTTTGAATACCTACGTGAAGTCACGTTAAGGAATAACTACACGTGACTGCACCTACTCAATTTCCGCTGGTGTTCACGCCCGGTCTGACGGCTCAGTTTCGCACGCTGGAAGATTGCATCGCGGCGACCGTGCTGTCGCATCGCGGCGGGATTGATGATGTGGCGCCAGCGCTCGATATGTCACCCTCGGAGCTGTCGCGCAGGCTCAATGCTCATGTGCTGGCGAAAGAGGGCGACAGCAGCAACCGCCCGTTGCGCGTCACCGACATGGTGCTCGCGATCAGCAAGACGAAAGATTTCAGGCCGATCTTCTGGCTGGTCGAACGGTTTCTACAGGACCCGGAAGCGCAGCGCACGCAGGCGATTCACCAACTGGCGAACATCATGCCGGTGGTGCAGGCGCTGATCGAACAGGCCGCGCCGAACAACGTCAAGGCGATGCGGCGATAACAACAAGCAACACGAACAATTTAAGCGCCGCCGTATAAGGCGCACAAGAACGGGGCGAGTTTAGGCGCCCACTGATCGCAGGGCATGTGATGGGAGAGGGCATTTTGAAAACTTACTTTGTCGATACATCGGCCGGGCCGCGCATCGTGCGCGCAGAAGATGCCAAGCAAGCCCGGCGCTACATTCTCGGAAACTACCTCAAGAGCATACGGACAGCGACCGCTGACGACGTTATCCGCCTGAAGGATCAGGAGGGATTCGACGTCGAAGAGGCGGCGCCGATCCCGTTCCCGACACCCGCCGAGTAGGCCATGTCTACCGACGGCATCGCGTTCCACCGGAGCGACGACGTGCGCTGTCCCGAGTGCGGCTCACCGTCGCACACATCAAGCGCGCGTCAGGTAGCTTCCATTGCAACAACTGCAAACTCGACTACACGCTCGGCGAGTCGCTGGCCGCGGCATCACGCGCGACCGTCGGCCGTCCGAGAAAGCGGCGTCATTGCGGGCAGGATTGAAATCGGGCGCGGATCGGTATGGGGCGCCGGACTCGTATGAGCGCCTTCACCCGTCTCTACCTGCGCTGGTGCGAGCGTTCACTGCGCGAGCACCGTCACCGTGCGGCCTACCACGAACGCGCCCGCCAGACCCACCAACAAGCGGCCGACCATCACCGTCAGCAGGCAACGCACTACGAAGCCGAGTGCGCGCGCTTGAGGGCGAGGATGCAGACCGTTGAGCCGCTCGGGAAGCGAGTGGAAGTGTGATCGCCTTCACCGTCATCAAGCACGGCAAACGCTTCGGCATCGAGATTGACGATAAGCACGCCGAGCGCGAGTTCGGCGGCATCCCGCTTTCAATGATCGGCAGCATCAACCTCGGGCCATTCGCGCCCTCAGTCCCGGTCACGATGCCGGACGCCAAGCCGAAGGCGGATAAGACGAAACGTCCGGAGCGCGAGCAGGAGGAAATGTTCGCATGAGGCACACGATCAACAAGTCGGCCGCGATCCGCGCCCTCCTGAAAGGCCGCACCGAGCGCAACCCGATTCTGTTCGCTGACTTCCATCAGGCGTTCGAGAAACGCTGCCAGATGGTCATCGGCCGGACAAGACTCCGGTCGTTCGTCTCGATGCTCAAATCGACAACCGACCCGCAGATTCAGACCACAGGACGCGCGCACGGGCTCGCGTATTGGTGCAAGGGATGAGGCGAGACTATCTCGATTTCCTGCGCTCCAAGCTGGTAGACGTTCGCCGCTCTGGCATCGTCGCCAAGGATCTGAATCCGGCGCTATTCGGCTTTCAGGATGACGTGCTGCGCTACCTGCTCAACTGCGGACGCGGTGCCGCGTTCCTTGATACCGGCCTCGGCAAGACGCTGATACAGCTCGACTGGGCGCGCGTTGTTCACGAACACACAAATGCGCCGGTCCTGATTCTGGCGCCGCTGGCAGTGGCAGCGCAAACCGCGAGAGAGGGCGCGAAGTTTGGCATAGAGGTCAAGGTCTGCCGCGAGCAAGCGGACTGTATTAACGGCGTGAACGTCGCCAATTACGAGCGCCTGCAGAAGTTCGACCCGAGCGTATTCCCCGGCATCGTATTGGACGAATCGAGCATCCTGAAATCGTTCATGGGGACGACGAAGCGCCGGCTGTGCGAGGCCTTCGAGGGTGCGCCCTACCGTTTAGCCTGCACTGCGACGCCGGCACCGAACGATTACATGGAGCTCGGCAATCACTCCGCGTTCCTCGGCATCATGCCGGCCAACGAGATGCTTTCCCGTTGGTTCATCAACGACACGATGAACTTCGGCAACTACCGGCTGAAAGGCCATGCAATAGCGCCGTTTTGGGACTGGGTAGCATCTTGGGCGCGCTGTGTATCCATGCCGTCCGACCTGGGATTTTCGGATGACGGTTTCGTGCTGCCGCCGCTGAACATGAATCGGCGCATCATCGACGTCGATATGTCCACCGATGCCGGCGATCAGCTATTCCGATCCGTCGAACTGTCGGCAACGAATCTGCACAAGGAAAAACGGCGCACGGCAGACCAGCGCGCGGAAGCGGTAGCGGAGTGCGTTGTCAACGGTGAGCCGTGGGTTATTTGGTGCGATACCGACTACGAGGCCGACGAGCTGGCGCGGCTCATTCCCGACGCGGTAGAGGTTCGTGGTTCGCAATCCATAGACGAAAAAGAGCAAAAGCTACTCGCCTTCACAGAGGGCAAGGCACGGGCGATCATCACAAAACCATCTATCGCGGGATTCGGGCTCAACTGGCAGCATTGCGCCAACGTCGCGTTCGTCGGCGTGTCCTATTCCTACGAATCTTTCTATCAGGCGATTCGCCGTTGCTGGCGCTTCGGCCAGACCAAACCCGTTCGCGTTGAAATCGTCATGGCGCAGACCGAAGCGGCGATCTGGGACACCGTAACCCGCAAGGCCGACGCACACGGAGACATGAAGCGCGAGATGCGCCAGGCGATGATGCGAAGCGCGGGCAAGACGCATTCCATCAAGCATCCCTACAACCCCACACATCAAGCGAGGCTCCCGCAATGGCTGCACGCGGCGTAAAGGTATTGAATGAGGCGCACGGACGCGCCTGGTCCGCCTATCAAGCGGACTGCGTGGACTTCTGCCGCCAGTTACCCGATTCATGCTTCGATTTTTCCGTCTACTCGCCGCCGTTCGCGTCGCTCTACATCTATTCGGATTCGGTATGCGATCTCGGCAACTGCGCCGATGATTCGCAGTTCATCGAGCAATACCGCTTTCTCGCATCTGAGCTACACCGCACGCTGCGGCCCGGCAGGATGGTGGCGGTCCATTGCAAGGACCTGGTGAATTACAAGGGGCGCGACGGCATGGCCGGGCTGCGCGACTTTCCCGGCGACCTGATCCGCTGCCACACGGACGCCGGATTCGCGTATCACTCGCGCGTCACGATCTGGAAAGATCCGGTCATCGAGATGCAGCGCACCAAGGCGCACGGACTGCTCTACAAGCAACTGCGCGCCGACTCTACCTTCAGCCGCCAAGGCCTCGCAGAATACTTGCTGATCTTCCGCAAGTGGGCGAAGGAGGGCGAGGAAGTCCGGCCCGTAGGCCACACGAAAGATTCATTCCCGCTAGATCAGTGGCAGCAATGGGCCTCGCCGGTATGGATGGACATTCAGCAAACGAACGTGCTCAACATCCAAGCCGCGAGAGACGGCAAAGACGAAAAGCACATCTGCCCGCTGCAGCTCGACCTTATAGAGCGCGCGCTGATCCTGTGGAGTAATCCCGGCGATACCGTGTTTTCGCCGTTCATGGGTATCGGCTCAGAGGGCGTCGAGTCCCTGAAACTCGGGCGCAAGTTCGTCGGCACGGAGCTAAAAGACACCTACTTCGAGCAGGCCTGCGGATACATGAGGGCCGCCGAAGCGCAACCGGCGCCACTATTCGCATGACGCCCCTCGCGCTACTCGATAGGGACGCGCAACTGGAGCGGGAGATTCAGACCGCCGCAGTCCGATGCGCGCTCGCCAGGACGCAGGAAGAGCACACGCCGCTGTGGCGGGAATTCGTGCGGCTGGTGGGGATGCGAAGCCCGGAGCGGGTAAGGCAGATGGAGCGGGAGCGCAATCTTGCGTGAGGTGCAGACGCCCATCGACTCGCACGTCGAACTGACCCGCACGCCGCCCTGCGCGATCGACGCCGAGCAGTCCGTCATCGGCGGCCTGCTGCTGGTCCCGCAGGCCTACGATCGCATCGATTTCCTGAAAGGCGAGCACTTCTACCGCCGCGACCACCGGCTGATATTCGAGTGCATCAGCGGCATGATTGATCGCGGGCACCAGGTCGATGCGCTGACTGTGGGCGATGCGCTCGCCGGGCAGGACGTAGAGCGCGCCTACCTCGGGCAACTTTCGGCCAACATCCCGTCAGCGGCCAATATCGTGGCCTACGCCAAGCTCGTAAAAGAGCGTTGGATGCTGCGCCAAGTGATCGCTATTACGACGCAGGCCACGTCCGAAGCCTTTACTGCGGGCGCCAACCCCAAAGAAATCGCCGAGGCCGCAGAGACCGCGTTCCTCGCGGTTCTGGATGAAACCAAGGGCGGGGAAGAGATCGGCTTCGACGACGCGGTGACGCGGGCGGTGGACGCCCGGGACGCGCCGGCCGAGTCCGTTTTACCGACCGGCCTACATAACCTCGACCGGATGCTCAAAGGCGGCGGGCTTAAGGGCGGGCATTTGGTGATCGTTGCAGGCAGACCGAGCGCTGGAAAGTCGGCGCTTGCCGGCCAGATCGCAGAACGGGTCGCGCACGATAAATGGGTCGCCATGTTCACGCTCGAGATGTCAGCGGCGGAACTCGCTGAGCGGTCGATTGCCTGGCACGAGAGCCAGACCGATTACCCGGCAGCGGTCATGCACTGCATGAACTTCAAGATGCGGATTGACGACGCGCCGGCCGTCACCATCGGACACATTCGGCTGCGGGCGCGGCGCATCAAGCGCAGGTATGGGCTGGCGCTGATCGTGATCGACTACCTGCAGTTGATGGAAGCCAAGGGCGAGAACCGCGAGCAGCAGGTCGCATCCCTATCGCGCGGGCTCAAGGCTGTGGCCAAGGAATTGAACGTGCCGGTCATCGCGGTAGCGCAGATCAACCGCGGCGTCGAGAGCCGCACCGACAAGCGCCCGCTGCTCTCTGACCTGCGGGAATCTGGCTCCGTGGAACAGGACGCGGATATCGTGATCATGCTTTACCGGGACGATTACTATCATCCCGACACGACGGCCCCGGGTGTGGCCGAAGCCATCATCCGCAAGCAGCGCGGCGGGCAGACCGGCACGGCGTATCTCATGTTCACGCCGGAGACGACGCGGTTTCACGATTACGAGGGTAGGCCGACGTACAGCGATCCAGCCACGCCGAAATCGGGCAAGGTGTTCGACTTCAAATCGAAGCAGGCGGGCGATTAATGTTCACAGCAACGGCTAGGCCAGCTACCGAAAAGGCGGACTTCCGGCCCGCTCTGCCGTTGCTCCTCAATGCCGGACTTCTACCGGAGAAGATGATGAGCGCATACCTGGAAAAACTGAAAGACCCGCGCTGGCAAAAGATGCGGCTGCAAATCCTTGAGCGCGATGAATGGCAGTGCCAGGACTGCTATGACGATAAGAAGACGCTCCATGTGCACCATCGCTATTACGAGCGTGGATTGGACCCGTGGGAATACCCGCCTCATTCGCTCGTCACGCTTTGCGAGGACTGCCACTCCGCAGAAACAGAGTCGTTATCGCTCGCTGAAAAACGCCTGATCGTTGCACTCAAGAAAGCGGGCGCCGATTCAGGCCAGATTGACATGCTCGCAAGCGCGTTTGAGATGCATGAGGACATTGCCGTGCGCGAGCGCTCAACCGAGTTCGGCGTCATCCGTTGGCACATTGAGTCCATGGCACTGGGGCTTCTTGGCGGCACCGAAGAATACGAGTCGATCTATCGCAAACCGGCTCTAGAAGGCATGAAGAAAAGGAAGCCGTTTCAGCCGTGAATTTCTACAAGCGCTACATGGGCGACTTCGCCCGGGATACTGCCCATCTCACCATGCTGCAGCGTGGCGCTTATAACGACCTGCTCGACTACTACTATTCAACCGGAAAAGCGCTGCCGGCCGACAAGCCTTCCCTGTATCGGATCGCCAAGGCCATGAGTGCGGCAGAGAAAAAGGCCGTAGATCAAGTGGCTGATCAATTCTTCCCGGTAAATGGAGATGGAACCAGGCACAACAAGCGGGCCGATGAAGAGATCGCAAAGCACGAGCGGCAGGCCGAGATCAACCGCACGCTCGGCAAGAAGGGAGGGCGCCCGAGAAAAACCGAACCGATAACCGAATCGGATAGCGAATCGGAAACCGAATCGGTTTTGAAACCGGAACCGAATCGTGAACCGAACCGTAACCCTAACCATAGCCATAGCCAGAAACCAGAAGAGTCAAAAGCTAAGGAAGCTACCGCTTCCCTGTCCGAACCTGCGGTTCCGGACTGCCCGCAACGAGAGATGATCGCCCTATACGCCAAGCACTTGCCGATTCTGACGCAGCCGCGGGTCTGGGAAGGGAACCGAGCTGCCGAGATGCGGGCGCGTTGGCGCCAATGCGCGAAACCGACCGAAGCGTGGCCCGGGTATCGAACGAAGGAAGAGGGGCTCGCGTTCTGGGAGCAGTTCTTCGCTGGCGTTGCGCAGTCGCGAAAGCTCACCAACGGCATACCGCGGCATGACGGCAGCGTGTGGCGTCCGGACCTGGAATGGCTGATGAAAGCGAGCAATTTCGCCAAGGTCATCGAAGGGAAATATCACTCATGACCATCCGCTTGACCATCTTCGGCGAGCCAGTCAGCAAGTTTTCGCGAGTGACCTACATCTACGCGCTCGTCGATCCGCATCATCGCATCCGCTACATCGGGAAAGCAGACCGGCCGTATCGACGTTTTGAGCGTCATATGTGCGACACGGACGACACGCGGAAGGCTCGTTGGATTCGCTCTCTTAGGCGCGCCGGCCGACAGCCAACTCTGAGCATATTGGCTTGTGTTCCACTTGAGCGCTGGCAAGAGGCAGAGCGCTACTGGATCGAACGCGAGAAGGCTAACGGTGCCGAATTAACGAACAGCACTGACGGCGGACGAGGCCCGCTTTCGCCGAGCGAAGAAACGCGCGCGAAGATGCGGCAAAGAAAGCTTGGGCGGTCACTGACTGACGCGCATCGCCAGAAGGTTTCATCAGCGCTCAGAGGTAAGCCCAAGCCTCCCAGAACGCCAGAGCACTTATCAAATCTTTCTGCGGCATGCGTCGGACGGGTAATCGGACAGGCGCAGCGGCAGATACTCGCGGTGCGTGGTAGGGAAGGAAAGCCGCGCAACGCGCTCGGTCTAAAGGGCGTTTACTTCGACCGAGATCGAGGCAAATTCCAAGCGCATATAAAGGTGAACAAGAAAATGATTCACCTTGGACGATACGAGACCGCGAAGGCTGCGGCCCTCGCATATAACGAAGCCGCAATTGCTCATGGCTGGCCGGACAGTGGGCTGAACCCGGTATGAAAATCAAACTTACCATCTACGGGGAAGCCGCATCAAAGGCGAATAGTCGCGTGCCGGTCCCGCGTGTTTCGAAAGACGGCAAGCCCTATGTGCAGTTTGTGCGCTCGGAAAAGGCTTACAAGTTCGCCAAGGATGCGCTGCGCCAGATACCGCCGACGGCACGCGTGCGGCTTCAGGGACCGGTCAAGGTGACGATGCGAATTTTCTACGCCAGCGAACGCCCGGACCTGGACGCGAGCGTCGTGCTGGACTGCCTGCAGGACCGCTATCACGGCAAGGGCGAGGCGCGCGCGTTGGTGCAGAAGGGCATCATCCGCAACGACCGCCAGGTGCGCGAGCTGCATCTCTTCCACGCGATAGACCGGGGCAATCCGCGCGCGGAAATCGAAGTCGAAGCGCTGGCGCCGCAGCAAGCGCCGATGCCGCTGCCCGCGCCCGAGCTGGCGGAGGAGCCGTTTTGAGAGATGAC